TGCCGATTGAACCATCTGGCATCATGCCGTTGCCTGAGTTAGTTTGGCGAGCAGTCCAGATAGATACGCAGATCATGAGGCTTGCTTCTCTAACTGCTGGGATTGTGGCGTAAGTATTTTGTGTTACACCTGAGACAATGCCAAAAGGTACGACTGGGTGGTATTCACTAGCTGTAGGAGTGCCAGTCACCGCAAAGGTAATGCTGTTCTCGCCTACGCCAGTCAAAGTCTTTGTGCCGTTAAATGGTGATCCATTCTTGGTAATGACTACTGACTGTCCAACGTAATAAGTGCCTGTAACTACTTCGTCAAAGTAAAGAGTTCCCTCAGTAGTTGTGTTGCTATGCCCTATATTGTAATTCTCGTTCTTCCATAGAAAGGGCAACAATACGTCATCAGCAGCATCGCAGACTTCTTGAATCGTTGCGTCTGAATAGAGACTGCCAACGCCAAGAGCTGCTTTAAGTTCTGCAACTGTTGTTGTGCTCATTGTTATCCTTTCTAAAGACTCAAGGGGACTGCAAGGGCTCTGGCAGCCCCCTTGAGCGACTTAGGGTGTTGTTATTATGTAAGGTTAAAGCGGCGAACGCCCTTGCCTGACTTACCAACGTAGATTGCAAGATATCCGTAAAGTGCAATCTGAATCTGACCTGTGCCAAGAAGATTGACGCGAAGTTCAGTTGTGGGAGATTCCCATGTATAGACAGAACCAGGAGCTACGAGGAACATTGAGTCATCGATGACTCCAGCAGTTGTGATGTTGTGATCTACGATGAGGTCTGTACCAAGTACGTTTCCAACATTTGAACCAACTGAAACTGCACCTGAATTGTTTTGAGGATTTGCTGCTGCGTAGAGAGGACGCTTGTTGTCATCTGTGTAACCCATTAGGGCAGCCCAGACGTCAGTTGATGCTACGAGCTTGCGAGCGTACTCGCCGCCAGTTCCCTTGTATGCTGCTGCTGACTCAGTTGCAATGAATGACTGAAGTCCTGCTGCTGTTGCAGCTGTTGTTGTTGCTGCTGTACCTGAAGTTCCAAACGCAGTAATAAGTGCTGTGTCTGTTGCCTTCTCGTAAGCCTTGCGGAGTTCCGCCATGAGCAATTCCATGAACGCAGGAGATGAACGGTCAATAAGTTCAAATGAGACCTCATTGAGACCTGAATACTTCTGAACTGAAACTGTGTCATAAGCAGAAGTCATGCCTGTTTCAGATGTTGCTACACCTTCGTTGATTGCTGCAACTGTTGGTGCTGTGTTAGCAGATGAAGCGTTTGTGTAAAGGCGTGGAATGGTAAATGACATTCCTGAGATTCCTGCAAGTGATCCACGAGTCACAGCGTCAAATGCTGGGCGACCTGAGAATGTATCTGTGAGGAATGTGTTCAGGTGTGGCGCAAGTGTCAAACCTGTGTTTGTTGATGTTGAGTCATCTGCTGCAAGAATGGTGCGGCGAGCTGAGTCGTCTCCCATTGCTGCCTTGATGCTTGCATCGAGGTACTGTGCTGATGTAAGAGGCGCGATGCGCTCCTTAACTTGAAGATTGGCTACAACTGTTGGGCGAGCCGCTTCTACTGCTGCCGCTTCAACTGCTGGAGCTTCTGCCTGAGTGGTTTCTTCCACAATGGGCTCGCTTTCTGGTTGGGTTTGTTCAGCAGGGATTGTTTCCTCTGCTGCAATCTCTAGCACCTGAGCAGACTTAAATGCTGGCTCTGTGACGAGAGAAACTTCTTTGAGACGTGCTGCTGAGACAACAATGTGTCCATCGCGTGAAGGCTTTGATGAAATCACTTCTGCACCTACAGAAAGTCCGGATACTAGACCTTCTTGTGCTTGGATAAGTGCGTCATTGCCGCCTGTTGATCTTGAAAGCTTAAATGTTGCGTAGATGCCATCTGGTCGGACTGTAGCTGTAAGCATGCGTCCTACTGGCTTCTTCACATCGTGCTGGCTGAGTAACTTAATCTTTGACGGATCTTCAATGTCGATAGACCCTGCTTCAAAGACAACGCCTCCCATATTGGTGTTGCCGATTTCGCCTGTTCCCATTGGCACGATTTTGCCTGAGATTTCGCGGCGTTCTTCGTTGCACTCGATTGACGATGCTTCGATGATGAGTTGATCCATTAGAGACCTTCACTTCCGTTTGGTGTTAAATCTGTCATTGCCATTGCCTGTTCAGTTGTAATGAGTCCTAGGCTGAGAAGCTTCTCCAGCACTTGAATTTCTACGAGAGGGTCTTGCTTGAGGAATGTATCTCCCACGCAGAACTTGACCTCATGCCCTGCTGTGGAGATATCGTCCATGGAGAACCTGCTCTGAATAGCCTGAATGTAAGGCTCGATGGAGAGTGCATAGAATTGCTTGCGCTCATCTTGGACGTTTGCATAAGTCATTGTTGTGTTCATGTCGCTGGACAAATAATAGGCAGGGACATTCATTGTGCGAGCAATCTGTGTAGATAAATTCTGGATTGCCTCGTTATACATCATGTCTTTAGGACTGAAAGCAACTGCGTTGTATTCAAGAGTAGAGGTTAAGTAACGAGTTGAGTTTGATTGTGCGCCACGCTTCCAAGCTGCAAGAAGTCCAGAGACTTCGCTAGGTGGAAGGTCTGCGCCTGTGTTTTTCAAGTAGCCAGCAGGTTGTGGTTGTGCAGAATTGACTGCTGCTGCGCGTTCAACATCGATTGCGGCTTGGATTGTGCGACTTCCACGATCTAACACGCCTTCATCGAATCCTTGAATGGTAACAATGTCATTCATGTCAATTGGCTTCAAATCCATGTAATACTGAGTGACCATAATGCCTTCAAGGTCTGTCGTGAAGGTAATCCGAGAATTGGCAACCCACTCAAACTGCGCTGGGCGACCATCTTCTGCGTAACGCTCTGTAATGAGCAGATAAGCAACTCCGTAAAATAGGAGAGAGTCCACGCACCAAGTAAGGGTGACGAATGATGGTTGGTTCTTGGAGAGTTGCTTGATCCATCGAGGTGGAGCAATGACTTCACCAGTTGAGGTCTTGTAATACTCAAGCGGAATAGAAGCTACTGTTCCACAGATTAAGTTACGAGCTCTTGCAACGCTAGGGACTGACATAGCATCGTGGCGTGAAACTCTTGCAAAGATTGCGTTATACAGGCTAGGCATATTTTCGCCCATGACCTGTGGTGCGTATTGCGCTTCAATGATTTGTGGCTTACGCGAGAAGAGACCCATAGAGGGCAATTATACACTACATGTAGGTCATTCCGAGTAGATTGCCGCTACCTGTTGTGGTTTGGTTAATTGGTGGACAACCATTGCTGTAGAGATTGCACCCGATACATCTCCAGCACTCTTACGTTTCACAATGCGCCACGATGAGTCATTAGTCTTAGCTGCGCAGTTATTCATCTGCTGTACCCAGTTCTCTTGCCCTGAGTGAACGAGCCTGTGATTAACCAAGGCATCTAAGAGATCACCACAAGCCTGATAGAAGGCAGCACCAGATATATCCAACGTCATCTGTCCAGCATTGGAGAGTCGATCAGCAATAGATTGGGCTGTGTACTTGTCAAAGCAAATCTGGCGAGGTCTGTACTGGTCTGCCCAGCCCTTTATCTCAGCTGCAATTCTTAAATCATCTACCGAGATTTGACTTTCCCACGTTTGGAGTATCCCAACACCGATTCGACCGTCAGGCAATATCTGACCAGCAACGAGGCTCGCATTGCGGCGAGAAGGAGACACATCGAAAGCAAAGACTGTATAACCGCCGACAGGAATCGTGAGCGAGGCATCGGACGTATCCTCAAGGACTCCATGCGGCCAAGGAGAGCTGAGAGAATCAATCCATTGACATAGCAACTCAGTTCTAGTGTTTTCAATAGGGCTAGTAGCAACGGCTTCTTCAAGGGCTTCCTCCGAGATAGTAAATGAGAGTGCTGGGTTTGCCATCGCCCAACCTGAACGGTCAGTAATCTTGCAATACTGTGGCGCGCTGTATTCGTAGAATCCGAAAGTCTTAGGTGGGTTCTCTAAAGCTCTTTCTCTCATGCCGTTGAGGACTACCGAGAAAGCGTCCCCTGCATTAGAGGTAAGAAGCGTCTGAGAATTTGGACGCGCTCTAGTTGTAGGGATTGCTGCTCTGTAACCTTCTTCTGTGATTTCTCGGAGCTCATCGATGAATAGGAAATCCGCAGTTCTTCCGCGAGAGCCATCTCTAGTTGCCGCAACAACGTCAAGCCTTCTTCCGTCCAGCATCTCAATAGACTCAGTTCCGTTGGCGTAGCGAATTTGTTTAACGAATCCCTTGAGGTGGTCATTACTCTCCAATACTTGAGCGACTTGGCGAAAGGTGTCCAGAGCCATGGAACGGTTCGAGGACATGATCAGAATGTTCTTGCTATCCCACTTGAGCAGGTGAGCAAGGATAAGCATACGAGCTAAGTGGGTCTTGCCGTTCTGTCTTGCAATAAGAAGCAGGTTTGTCTTGCGAACCCAGTTGCCAGACTTGTCCACGCCTAGCATGTCCTTGAGCACATACTCTTGCCATGGGAGAAGTGGCATCTTAATAATCTCACAGAGGTCTTTTACATCTTGGAGTTTATTTGCGCCCTTGAGAGGTATGGATTGAAGCCTTGGTTTAGTTGCCCCTCGTAAGGGTTTGGATCGTTTGGCTGCCATCGGGTTAGTTCTGGACTGGTCTGGCTGTAAATGGACTGTCTTCGTGCAGCTTGGACTGTGTCGGAGAGAGGAAGCCAGA